AGGCAGCCGTGAAGCCCACCACCGAGAGTCAGGTGAGCATGATTGAGACAACCCGCGAAATCATTGTGGACGGTGTGAATGTCGTTACCACGCAGCCTACCGTTGGCGACGTGGTGTTCCTCGACGACCAGAACAAGATTATCTTCGTGAAGGGCGGAACGTGGATTCAGAAAGCGAACATCCCTGCTGCATGGACGCATGTCGGCTACGTCTATTTCCGCAAGGGTAAGCAGGTGGGTGTTATCCACAAGGACGGTGCCGACGAGAAGTGGCTCGACGCGAGTCAGTTTGCGTGGACAGACGCTGTGCTCGATGGTGCTGAGCATGAGAAGACCATCGGTCTGCGATTCGGTATTCCAAACTGGGACACCACCACCAGCATCACCTTCAACTACACAGCTACCACACTTGCAGAGGCCGCTGCCGCCTGCGCCGCCGCTATCGAGGCGAAGCTGACAGAACTGGGCGCACCGGCTGCTACCATCGATGAATGGTGGGCTTATGCCGACGAGGAGAACAACCGCGTCATCATACAGCGTGATAACTGTACTGACTACCGCTTCTACAACTGCTCAGGATTGACGCATATCACATGGGGCGACATGCCTGAAAATTCGACATATTGGCGCGGTGAGCGAGGCTACTACACCAACTACTGGGGTGCGATGAATATTGCCCGCATTAAGGCATGGGCTACAGGTAATGGTCGCGTGCCAACAGCGCAAGAGCCCGTAGGTCCGCGTGCCGGTAATGATGCGCCCGTGAAGCCGTCAGAATTTGAGACAAGCGAGTTCTGCGCCAACCTGCGTGCCGCCTATGCCACCTACGAGGAATATCTGGAGAAGTGCTACATGGTGGTATATCCTCAGAAGTACGGCTGCTTCGCGCTACCCAGCGGCAAGGCTATGTCCGAGAAGTATGCCCGCATGACGGCCCCCACCAAGGCGGGGGGTGATAAATATAAGTACCCTGCACTCTATTACGGCTATACTAAGTCGTTCGGTGTTGACGGTCTCGACTTCGGTGATTGGTATCTGCCGGGGGTAGCCGAGGGTACAATGCTGATGAAGGATAAAACTCTCGCGGCTCTCGCGCCAAGCATCAGCAAGATGGGTACAACAACAATCAATAACAGCACGCACCGATGGTTCGCCGGGAGGTACAGCGTCACCGGCGCTTGGTTCTTCAGCGGCGGCTACGGCATTCTCACCGGCGTCAACGTCGGCAATAGGCTTCGTTGTCAGGCGGTCGCGCTTTTAGAAATTGATTAGAAATTAAACGCTCCCGTGCCGTCGCGGCAGCGCGGCACGGGGCTTACTCTCATGGAGAAGATTTACACCGACTACGACGAGTATCTGCAAGATGCTTACGAGCAACAGGCAGACGAATACAGACAACAGTATGAACGATCACAAGAAACCGCGCGGCAATAAGGCAAAGAACGACAAGGACTCCATTCTTGCTGACGCAAAGAACTTGCTTTACATCCTGCATCCTGCCGTCCAGCGGATGCCGAAGATAGAACGTATCGAAGGCGCACCGGTGGAGATGAAACGGGCGGTGCAGGACATCATCCGACACTTCTCTATCGCCAAGGAATGTCAAGAAGTAAGGCAGGAGCACATCCGCGAGATGATTGGAGAGTTCGGTATCTTGCTGGCAAACTTCGAGCTCTGCATTGCACAAGGGTTGTTGACCGATAGCGACAAGCTGCGCATCGCCGTGCAGTTGGAACGTATCGAGGAAGGTGTGAGAAAATGGAGAAATGCGAGCCGGTCGCTTAAACGTCAGGAGCAGTCGCAGGTCGGTCAGTAATGACAAGAGGTGGCTGTCAGATATGAATAAGGTAAAAGGGAGTCCGGCTATCATGTATAGCAGCATCAGATGTGACTCCGACCAGCACGAACCGATGGTTCGCCGAGAGGTACAACGTCAACAACGCTTGGATCTTCAACGGCAACAACGGCAATCTCAACAACAACAACGTCAACAATAGGAATCGTTGTCAGGCGGTCGCGATTTTACCGATATTTAGCTTTTACTTAAATGACTGAAGTTTTGTTCTTCGCGCTGTTGCTCAGCGTGATGTTTTCCACGCGGAAAAACAAGCGTTACGGGCGTGATTCGATGGTCTTCGAGATGAACTGGGCACCGCTGCTCGTTCGCTTGATGCGCGAGCTCAATGCAAGGACATTCCGCATCCTCCACAACTACACCTTCCTTGTTTCTATACCCAAGTGGCGGGAGATATTCGCCACCGAGTTTGCCGGTCGCATCATCGACCATATCCTTTGCGACATTCTGAAACCTTGGATAGAACGGATATTGCACCCGCGAACCTTCAACAACCGCGAGGGAATGGGTTCGCAAGCAGCCATCAACCAGGTGATAGAAGACATCTGCGAAGTAAGCAACGGCTACACAAAAACGGTGTGGATCATCAAGTGGGACTTGGCTGGTTTCTTTCCGAATGCCAACTGTGACTATATGGAGTCATGTTTCATCCGTGTAATAGACCGCTTTCATGATGAGGTAGCGGAGAGATACGGCGATTTCATGCCGGCGTTCTTGAAATGGCTGGCAATGATAGCCATCCATTGTTACCCTGCAAAACATTACGAGCGGCGAACACCCAAGTATCTTTGGGTCGCACATATCAAGCCCGAAAAGTCCATTCTGAACAAACCAGACGGCATAGGTGTGCCGATAGGTCGTATGTCGTCACAGGCGGGCATGGGACTTTATATCAACGATGAGGTGCGCTGGTTGAATGATGACTGCGGCATCCGCACCACGGTGTTTATGGACGACGGTGTAATGGTAGTCCCCGACCGACTGAAAGCCTACGCCCTCAGTCTGCTGCCTGAACTCCGTAGGCGATTGGCTGCAAAGGGCGTAAAGATGAACGACCATAAGTTCTATTGTCAACAGCATTGGAAAGGTCTTGAATTTCTTGGCTCACACATCCATCCCTGGAGCGTGATATTGAATGATGCGACATGGGCGCGATGTTTAGCAAGGATAGAAGAATACAATCAACTGTCAACGGTCGAGAAATACAGAGAACTCGACCGTTTTATTTCGACCGTTAACAGCTACACGGGACTACTGAAGAACCGCACATCCTACAAGCGTATTATGGTGTTGAAAGAAACCGTTGCCGATGATTGGTGGCAGTGGTTGGATTGGGATGGTCGTCGTCAATGCGTCGTGAGTAAACCTCAGTACACTTTTCGCGCAAGGTTAAATAGTAAGTATCATTTAAAATTGAAAAGCGTATGAAACAAGCAGAAATTATCGAGGCTATCAATGCTCAGGAGAGCATCATTCTCGACCGCGAGGGTAAACTGTCATCCACTGACTATATCGCTGCCAAACTTGCGGAGGGTAAGGCAACACAAGAAGAATATGCCGACAAGATTGCGCAGCGTCAGACATGGCGCGATGACATCAATGCTGCACAGGCCGAAATCGAGCGACTCAAAGCACTGGAGCCAGAGCCTGAAGATGAACCAATCAACGAATAAATCCCATACAAAGAAGCACTATGTCATATAGTAGCGGATTTCTCAACAAGCGCGTGACGGTATTGCGAAAGGTGACACCGGCACAGACGGGATTCGGCAGTACTACGGAGTACCGGCCCACCGTCAACCTATGGGCGAACGTCACGTGGCTGAAGGGCGTGAAGCGGCTGGCTGAAGCGTCACTTGACGCGATGGACACCGTGATGATACGTATGCGCTGGAACGACCATGTGACCCGTGACGTGAGACTGCAGTGCGAGGGTAAGACATACCAGGTGCAGTCGCTCCACGAAGACCGGCAGGCTAACGAGTTACAAGTGACATGTACAGAGATTGTGAAATAAGAAAGAAAACGATATGAGATTATTCGATTTATTCACTCCCACCGGGATGATACCCATCAGACAGCGCGAGGCCGACCCGTCGGCAAAAGGCGTGCCGGGCGTGCCCGTGACGACCGACCCGAACCACCAGAGCAATCAGGAGGTGAAGGGCGGCTCGTACCAGGAGCGCATCGTCTATGCACGGAGCCCTGAGACGGCCTGCACCGTGTCGGCTGTCTATCGCGCCACCAAACTGCTGGGCGACACAATGGCCGTCATGCCCGTGCAGTACCGCAAGAAGGACTTCGAGGGCGGCAATTTCGTGCCCGACATGCGCGGACTTGGACGGCGCATCAACTACCTGCTTCAGGAAGAGCCGAACCCCATCATGACGGCTCCCGACTTGTGGCGAATGGTTGACATCAACCGCCACATGAAGGGCAATGCCTTCGTCTTTATCGAGCGCGACGAGTTCGATTTCCCGTCGGCTCTCTGGCTCATCAAGACCTGCGGCTACAACATCAACACCGCCACCTACGCCAGCATCGTCTATCTGACCGACCACGGCTACATGACGAAGGAAAATGTGCCTGCCAAGGACGTGCTGCACTTTGCCAACACGTTCCGCTACCCGAACGGCTGGGGCATACCCACTATTCAGTATGCCTACGACACGCTGACACTGAACAAGACGCTCTCGAAGCAGGCTCTCGACACCGCCGCCAAGGGTGGTCGCGTGAAGGGATTCATCTCGGAGCAGGCACCGCAGGCGGGCTATTCGCCCATCTCGCAGGGATACTTCGACCCTGATCAGACGAAGCAGTATGCCAAGGAGATCAACAACGAGGTGTATCAGCAGGACATCGTGAGCCTGCGAGGGCTTGACAAGTTCACGCCCACCAGCATGACCGCCCAGGACATGCAGATGATAGAGCAAGCCGCCATGACCTACGACGACATCGCCCGCTTCTGGGGCGTGCCACGTCCGCTGCTGATGCTCGACACCAACTCGCACTACAACGACTATCAGAACGCCACGATGGAGTTCCACACCCGTACCATCCTGCCGCAGAAGACCTGCAACGAGAAGGAGATTGCGCGCAAGCTCATCGGCTTCAAGGACTACGGCACACGCGACATCCACATCTGTGAAGACCCGCTGATGGTGATGGACCCGGAACGCCGCGCGAAGGTGGCACAGCTGAAGATGCAGGCAGGACTCTGCACCGTCAACGAAGCCCGCCGCGACTTCGACATGCCAGCCGTGGAGGATGGCGACGTGCCAATGGCAAGTGCCAACCTCATGACGCTGAAAGCACTCATCGCCAAGAGCGACGCGAGCACGCAGCTGAAGCCGGGCAACTATACCGTAGGCGAACCGCCAAAAGAGGGCGAGGAAAGTTAGTAGGGTTTCTCTGACAAGAATATAGGGATTCTCTGACAAGAATATAGGGATTCTCTGGCAAGAACATAGTTATTCTCCGACAAGAACATAGTTATTCTCCGAAAAGAATATAGTCATTCTTTGACGAGAAGATAGACCAAGTTTTCCAAACAGACAAGAATATGACACCCAACCCAACCAAAGAGGAAATCGACGCTCTGGAGCGCGAAGTGCAAAGAGCGAGAAAAGAGCGTGAACGCCGTGTGCGCCACGCGGTAAACCCAAGGTATTAAAACACCCGAATAGCGTATGAAACAGACAATAGCCATCATCCACTTCAACACGCCCGAACTGACCGAGGCTTGCATCCTGTCCATCAGGAAGCACGGATGTGACTGGCCTATCGTGGTGTTCGACAACTCGGCAGACATCACCGCCCCGGCAGGCACCAACGGCAACGACCCCAAGGAGGACACCATCATCAAGGCGCGACCCTTCCGGCAGAAGATGAAGGGCGTGAAGGTGATAGACAACACGAAGGGGCAGGTCATCGACTTCGAGCAGTTCCTGTCGCTCTATCCCGACCGCAATCCGCAGCTGGGTGTGTGGAAATCGTCGGTGTGGGGCAGTGCCAAGCACATCGTGACCGTGCAGAAGTTGTGGGAGTTGCTGCCCGACGGCTTTATTCTGGTGGAGAGCGACACGCTCGTGAAGCGCGACATCACGGAGCTGTGGAAAGAGCAGTATTCCTTCTGCGGCTATGTGCAGAAGAATCAGCAGGGCAACCGCTTCAAGGTGCCAAGGATTCTGCCCATGCTCTGCTACATGAACGTACCGAAGCTCACGAAGGAGGGCGCACGGTACTTTGACCCCGACCGCTGCTGGGGACTGAAGGCAGATGCCAACCTGCGCGGTAACTGGTTTGATACTGGTGCCTGTCTGCTGGACGACGTGCTGCGGATGCGTCCCCGTCTGGTAGGCTTGCACGTAGATATTCGGCTCTTCATCGAACACTACGGCGGCGGATCGTGGCATCAGGGCGACTTGCAAAGGCAGTCGGCATGGCTGAAGCAGCACGAGGCACTTTGGGTAACGGAAACGCCATCAAAAACGATTGGTAAACCCAAGACCACAAAACGCCCGAACAGTAAGAAGTAATCATCAACGATTAGAATATGAAACAGACAAGATTCATCCCAACCAATGACTGCGGCTTGCAACTGCGCGAGCCACAGGAGGGGCAGCAGGAGAGCCGCGAGATTGAGGGCCGTCCGATAGTCTTCGGCGTGCGCTCGGTCAACCTCACACCCTGGAGCTCCACACGCAAGGTGTATGAGATTCTG